ATTTTGGTGTTTATCAGCTGAGTGCCGGGCCACTTACCAAGGATTCTCTCGTAATATGGTATGCCTAGCGTGGTGTCGTACCACGCTTCCCCAAGGAAGGTGGAGCAGGCGCAGGCAACATCCTGAGCGACAGCATAGGGATTTGCGGTGATCGCAATGTCCCCGCTGTCATCCAGCGAAAGATCCCACTGGTCAGTCAGCAGTAATGATTTGGTGAGCATGTAAACTCCGGGCAATAAAAAACCCGCCGGAGCGGGTTATGTCGATGGATTATCTGTCTGGCTGGAGCCCCGGTATACGCCGCCGTGCTTGTGAGTGGATAGCGGAATTCCGTTAGCGGTCACCTCCCCTACTGCCGTTATCGTGCCGCCAAAGGTCGCATTGCCTGCAAAGCTGCCTGCCCCCTGAGTTAGTTGCCCGTTAGCCTCAATGATTGGCGCGTTAATTGACACCCTGTCATCCGCATTCAGGCTCACGATATTAGCCTGCACGTTAACAACAAGCGGCGACAGGATGTCTATGCCGTCATTGGAGAACTTCACATACTGCGTAGGCTCTGCGTTCAGGACACCACCCAGGTAGATTGCGTCAGAGTAATTGTGAGTGTTGTTTGACCCAGGTAGTGATGGCTGCTTTGTCTTTTTAACCGAGCTGATATCACGATCGCAAATAGCAATCAGACCAATATCACCCACCACGGGAGGCATAATGACCGCGCTGGCTCCGCGCTGTAACCTCCACACCGGGACGCCATGAATAATGGAGTTAGGGATAATGTCACCCCCGCCGGTAAATCCCTGAACCATGGGCTTTACAGAAACATTTTCACCACTCTCGCTAACCTCGACTACGACAGCTAACGTGATAAATGCTTTGCCCATAAGGAACTGGTGCATCATGAATTGCTGTGTATTCGCGTCTGTCGCTGTGTCCTGCGGGCGGTTAGTGAATAAATTCATTACTGCCTCACTGTTAGCTGTCCGATTGACGCCCATACGATGGTAAGCCACGGACCACCTTCCACCCATGATGAAAGGTGATGAATGGCTGACTGGATGGTGTAAACACCGCTGCCGTTTGGAAGAGATGTTTCCAGTTGCACCTTACGTCCGCGCAAAATAAGGTCACTGTACTGGCACTGGAAATTAATGCCGTAATTACTGAATACCGGGTAGCCAACAAGACCATGCTCTGGAGATATCAGGGGGATGGTTTCATCTACGCTACCGCCCTGCGGCCAGATGTAAACAGCGCCCAGGCGAAAATCAATCTCGATTCCGGCGGCGTGCGCACATTGTTGAATCTGAGATATCGGGTTGCCTTCAAAATACGGGTTTTCAAGCTGCGCCTTCACGCCATTGTTGACCACGGTGTAACTGATGCTGCTGGCGATAGCCGTAATGATGTCAGCCACGTTAACCACCCCCATCTGTGAGAAGGGCGCGGCAACAACAGACTGATCGAAACCGGTAGAGAAGGCGCTGATGATAAGCGGCGCGTCAGGCATCTGGTTAAAGTCGGCAAAGCAGTTCGTGATCGAACCGTAGAAAACCGGCCTGTCATCGGCCCATACCTTCATCATGTTCTGCTTGGCGCCGTTCAGCTGAATGCCTTTGTAACTCAGCAGGGCCATGTTTTCGATGCTCAGTCCGTACACACGAGCTTCCAGCGTGGTACCGGTGATGCCACCATAAGCACCAATTTCCACCTCAGCCTTGATGTCGCTTATCGTCAGGATGTTATTGCCGGAATCGTCAAACGCACCCTCTTTCAGGGTGAATTCAAATTTCAGCGTTCGCTTTTTGTACGTCATGCTGCCATCTCTTCTGCCGTGGCGTAAAACAGCTTGTAACGGGTGCCCAGCTCATCGTAAACCGGGTCATCACTCCCCTTCGTGTCTGCAAAAAATAACTCTCCCTCAAACTTCAGGTAGGGATAGCGCACTATCTTATTGCAGTTCAGGCAAAGCACGCCCTGAGCAATCCAGGTGTTATCCACCCCCACATCCATAAACAGGCCCGTAGAGCGCTGGACGATGCGAAGCGTTACTGACTGCCCGCCGAGCGTTACGCTGACTTCCTGAGCCTTCAGAGGCTTGAGCGAAATGTTTTGCATTACGACAGCCCCGCGACCAGTTCATTAATAGTGGAAGAAAGATTGTTTATCGCCGATGTCGCAGCACCATTGACAGCGCTCGTTGCGCCAGATGTAGCGCTGCTCACCGCATTGCTGACTGATGTAGCGACCTTTGCTGACGCACTAGACACTGAGCTTTTCAGGCCTGTCAGAGCTCCTTTCACATCATCAAGCGTGGAGTTTGTCGCCGTAGAGTTTGCTTTCTCCGTGATAGTGCTGGCAGCCTTGCTGGTTGCGTTAGAAGTGGTGGAGCTGTTCGCCGTGGTGCTGGTGAGAGTCACATCGGCAGACTGCAAAACAGCCTGAAATATCGCCTCTACTGTCAGCAAAGTGACATCGCGATCTGACGTGCGGTAGTTATACCTGACGAGGTCGTAATCCTCATAGGTCGTGTCAGGCGTCTCTATGTCGTACACGTCAGCTGTGGCTACCATCTCATCCAGAGCGGCTAGCATATCCGCGCGACTCGTCAGGCTGAAGTTTGTCAGGTTAGGGATACTGCCACTGAACCCTGTCCATCCCTCAAGCGTAAACAGTACGCGGATAACTGGCGGGCGCTTCACCTTGTTGAATGATGAATACGAACCCTTCTCGATAGGAGCCGATACGACCGAGGCGTCAGCACCATACTCAATGCCGAGGAAAGAGGTTGGGTTAAGGGCTGCTGCGCCCGACTTTAGGTATATCCCATAGCCGGGAGATAGCGTGCTGTTGATGATGGAGAAGATGTTTCCGCTGTTAATCGCACTCAGCAGCGTTGTTTCGTTCAATGAAAATGCCATATCAGCCCTGCCCTGACAGTGATGGCGTTACCAGCCGGTTCCTCTGCACGTTTCGGATGATGTCCTGACCCAGCGCACTCGCATTTGTGGCTGACGTAGTCATGTTCACCTCGCCAATGTGAATCTGCGGGCCGGCGCCAGTCGGGGATGGAGAGCCGTTCATTGCCGTAACCCCTGCGCCAAGACGGATTCCGCCCATGATGTCGGAGGAGCTGATATAACCCCTTCCGTTTTCATGATCCACAATGCCTTTCATCAGGCGCGAAATAGTGCCGGTGTCATTCGGGTCAAGCGCCTCATTTGCGCCTTTCCCGGTGGCAGCAGAAAGCGCGCTGATATATGCGCCGACATTGTTGTTATCGCCAGCGGGTGCATATTTATTGACGATGTCAGACAGCGTGTTCACTCCGCGTTTAAAGTAGAGCTGAAGCTGCCTGTACAGCGCGGCAATGCCTTCCTGCATGGAGCCAAACACGGCGAATCGGCCGTTTTCTCCGCCCTCTTTTTCCGCTCCAGCCTGTCCTGCAAAGTTCAGGTTTCCGGGATTGTTGTTGCGGATGCCGCGTGGGGCATTGCGATTATCAACCCATTTACCATTTTTCCAGTGCGCGTCACCGCGGCCAATGATCGCATTACCGAAATCTGACCAATTCCCTGCTGTGCGTATCCTCTGGAAGTAGTCACTGTCTCCGAACATCCCATTAAGTGCTTTGTCGACGTAAGGCTCGGCGGCGTATGCCGCAGCACCTGCGCCAGCAATCCCAAGCGCGACTCCTGCGCCCGGAATCCTCAAGCCACCAAATCCCTTAGCCACCTTGCCTATCGCGCCAAGAATGCCTAGCGCCCACTTCCCGACAACAAATCCCAGCAATATTTCCAGCGCGTTCTGCCACCCCCCAACAGCATCAACCACCTTGTTAACCTCAGTGGCAGAGTCGCTGAAAAACTTCTGAATCTCCGGGCCGTGCGTTGCAATCCAGTTGCCGAACTTTTCAATAAGTGGAATAAGCTTTTCAACGTAGGGAATCAGCGCTTCGTAAAGCACCTGCGAGGCGGCGGAGAAGTTTTGCTTCATCTCTGCCAGGCGGCGGTTAAACTCCTGAGCTTTTCGCGTCGCCTCATCAGTGGCGTGAGACATTTTCGTGAAGCGATCGGCGTCCTGAACCAGATTGCCATTTCCGATAGCCTGCTGCGTGGCATTGTCAAATCCGAACATGCTGCCGAACCGGCGCTGTGCGTCTTTGTTCAGTTTGCCCCAGTTCTGCGCGATTTTGCGCATAATGGCTTCGGAGTTATCGTTCTGATAATCGAAGTTAGCGCCCGTTGCTGCGCCGAAGCTTGCCAGCGCGCCAAACATGGGGTCATCCTGCGCGCCGCCAGTCCTGATTTTGGTCAGCGTGTCCTGAAATGCGCCCAACGTGCCGGTAATCTTCTGCGCACTTGAGCCTGCTGCCTCTGCCGCTCGCTGCCAGCCATCAAGAGACTTCGACGACATATCCAGCGACTTCGAGCTCACCGCCAGCTGTTGCAGGTTGCTGGTCATACCTGTAATGAAGGTTTTAATACCCTGCGCCGACAGCGTGATACCAACCAGGGCAAGAAGCTCTGTGCGGATTGAACCAAAAAAAGAAGCCGCTCTTTTACCTGCGGCTTCCATTTCTTTCGCTGTCTGGTCAGCGCTGTCTTTTGTCTCTTTCAGGCCCTTTTTAACTTCTGCCTGACCCTTCTTAAACCCGCTGGGATCCAGTCCCAGAGTAACAATCAGGGAATCAATGATGTTAGGCATTACGGATTCTCCTGAGAGCGGTTAATAACCATCTGGTTGTAGTTTTCCACGGTATTAATTTCCAGCAGCCGCCATAAGTCCTCTGTGCCGTACACGGTATCAAGCTCGATGAGGGTCGCAAGTTTTGAGGAGACAACGGTTGCGATGGTGCTGGGAATATTTTCATATTGCACCAGCCCCACCACGTCACTCCCCATAGTAGGCGGAATGTCTAACCTGCGACGGCGGTGAAAAAATCGACATGGAGCTTCAGTACTTCGGAACGCAGTTTGAGGCGCGTTGACACTTCCTCAATCGCATCCTCCATGATGGGGCGCTTAACTGACCTGTCTTCCGGGTTAGGTACGTACTCAACACAGGACATCAGCTCGTCAAGTAATAGTTTTGCTTCTTTCCAGTCGATTTTTGCAACCATTTCCAGGCCGACTTTCGCCATGCCCGCCATACCCAAATCTGAGAAATTATCCGGAAGATTAACGCCGTTCTTAGCCATAGCCAGCCCGGCACGGATAGCCCATTCTTCAGCTTTAGAGGCGGCCATTTCGCGAATGAAGAAAACCTTACCCTGATCGCGACCTTTCCCATCTACCGTGTAATACAGCTCTTTACGTGCCATGTTAAACCAACTCCTTATGCGCTGTAGGCTTCGCCGACGCAGTTTTCCCAGTTAATCTGGAAGGTCATTGCCTGAAGAACGCGGTTAGCATCAGGGATGGCTTTAACTCGCTGAAGTACGCCGTTTGTCAGGGTGAACTTACGCCCGATGGCCGGGAGAATAATTGTCGCGTTACAGCGGAACACAGCTTTTGATGTCAGGGACGTCAGTTGCCATGTTTCAAACAACGCGCGCGATGGGCTGTCAGGCATGATGGTAATGGTCTGAAGGTACTCACCAAACACGAAACCAGCTGACAGTTTTCCATCAGCGCCACGGACAGAAACTGCCATTTCAGTGTCGCCTAAGGCAAACATTGCATCAGCTGCGTACCCCTCAAGCGTTTGCGCGCTGGGAAACAGGTTGGTGACAGTGAGGGCGAAAATAGAATCAGCGCTTGTGATAGTGTTGGACATTATTGCACCTCAATGCTTGCCAGAGTGATTTTCTGCACACACCCGCCATCGCAGTACCACAGGGTCATGCTCGGGCTTGTGCGCGCCTGACGCTGTTCTGGCGTCGCGTCTGCGATATACAGGTAGTAGCCTTTTGCGATCAGCGATGCTGACACGTCAGTGCCAACAGCATTCTGAATCTCAGAAATCTGCGAAGATGACAGATTGACGCCGGTACGGATGCCACCAAATGTGATGCCCTGATTTAGGGTGTCAGCGAATGACGCTTCGATGATGGCCTTGCCACGCGCGTTATATGGGATGCTGCGATTTGACTGGAACAGTTCGATCGCATCCTGCGCCAGATTAGCATTGAGCCAGATCTGGAAGCAGAAAGAGTCGAACCATTTGAAGTCGCCAGAGACAGTGCCGTCAGCCCAGTAGCGAGTGTCGTAATTGTTCGCCGTGTACGCGCCGTAAAAGTTATATCCGTTTGCGATCAGAGCATCATAGTCAGCGGATGAATCAACTGTTGACAGCAGGCCAGACAGGGAGCGGAACTTGAATGGTACGCGGCCCTCCTGACGACTGAAGTCCAGAGACGCTGAGTAGCCCAACACTGCAGCCGCATGCACCTGGCTGCCGTATACCGGAACCACGTTCGCGTAGGCATTTGCGGTAAGGATAAGGTACGCCATTGTTGACGTAGAGCCCGATACCAGCGCTGCAGCTTCCTGCGTGTACGGCACGTAACCGAATCGGAAGTTCTGGGCATTCACCCAGGCAGAGAATGCCAGAGCCTGATTATTGTCCGGGGCAAATGATGTGGTGAAGATTGCCCAGTTCTGAGAGGCATCAAGCACCACCTGCATTGCGTCAGATACAACCGCGGCTGCTGCACCCTGAGACAGGACAGCGCCCTCTGCTGCTGTCAGCTTCAGCCCATCTGACAGCGTACCGGTTGCATAGGTGATCGTGCTGTCTGCGCCAGTAGTGGCAGAGGTGATGATGAATCGCTTCTGAGTAGTGTCAAAATCCACAGTCACACTTGAGCCGATGCCGGTTTCAATCAGGCCGGCAGCCTGCGCAAAGCTGGTAGCGGTACTGAGGTTAATGGTGCCCGAAGTAACGGAATCGCCGTCAACGGTAAGCGTCAGCACGCCAGACAGCAGCTTAAGCTGGTCAATGGTAACGTTAGCCATTGAGCCAGAGCGAAGCCATGCAGCTGCCGCCGCCGGGTTAAATCGGGCGAAAAGGAGCGCGCCGGGCGTTTTGGTTGAGTTGTCATAGCCCTGAAAGTAAACCTCGGCCATACTGAATTCAGTTGATGCGCTACCGAAATACGATGAAACATCTTCCTTGCTGGTGAAAGTGACGACACCCCCTACCGGAGCATACGAGCTGTCGGTCAGGATAAGGCCATTCAGGTCAAGCGCTGAACCGCCAGCGGGTAAAACGCCAGGGTTAATCTGCACGTCTTTACGTAATGGGATTGCCATTTATGCATTCTCCGGTGGGTATTTCAAATCTGCGGCCACAATGCCGACTTGTATGCTGTCCATGAAGTCCAGAGGTGTGGCTATCACGGCGTTAAATTGCGCGATGAAATCAAACGTCCAGCGGCTTTCATACTGCTGTTCGGCGTTAATCATCGTTGTCTGGTGAGGTTCGCCAGAATAAAGAGGCGTGACTGGCATGTTGTTCTGACGAAACCAGTTAGCTGCGTACTCAGAGCGGATCATGGTGCCGACAATCGCCGCCATCTCCTGCGCTGAATCCCCGTAGAAATCGAGCTGGCATCGCCATTGGTTGCTACGCTGCGTTAACTCACTGCCCTGA